AAGGTCTTGATTTCCAAGCTATGCAGGTTTTAGACCTCGTATCTTTGAAATCTCAAGATGGTTCTGAGTTAGATGCTTTCGGAGACGGAGAAGAATTCTAATGATTATTACCATTAAAAATGATGAAGGTGTGGAAACACATTATAACATCAACAACATTGCAGATGAGCAGAAGAAGCAGGAAGCTACTGTGACTGTGCAAAAGGTGGGCAATTTACAAGTCCACATTGAGGCTTTAGACTTTGCAAGTCGTACTCACCGAGCTAACTTAGAAGAGTTGCTCAAGAGTACAGACGAAGCTATCGTTGAGCCTACACCTGATGTAGTCGAAGAAGATTCAAAAGAATCTTAATTGATACATCTATCTCCAATAAAGCCTCTCTATTTTAGGGAGGCTTTTCTTTTTATAGGAATTAATTATGAATCAAAGTAAGTTTGTAAAGTATCATGTGGCTTGTCCCGAGTGTAAGAGCACTGATGCATGTTCAATAAATGAGGATGGGTCGGCTAAATGTTTTAGTTGTGATGCATTTTTTCCTAAATATTCAAATGGTACAGTTATGTCTAAAGAAAATTTTAATAAATTAACATCTACACCAACACCTAAAGTTTTAAATGCTCATGGAGGTATCTTTGCTAAGTTAACCGATAGAAATATTAGTAAAGAAACAGCAGAAAAGTTTGGTGTTAAGGTTGTTTATGATGGAACAGGACAACTAGCACAGCACCTGTATCCGTTCTATATAAATCACGAACAATGTGCTACTAAAATTAGATACATACGAGACAAACGGTTTTCTTTTGAAGGAACAATACAAGGCTCGGGATTGTTTGGACAAAATTTATTTAAAGAGGGTGGTAAATACTTAACAATTGTCGAAGGTGAATGTGATGCTATGGCTACCTATGAACTACTAGGAAGTAAGTGGGCTGTTGTTTCCATTAAACGTGGTGCTGCTTCAGCAGTTACAGACATCAAAGAAAGCATTGAGTATGTGGAAAGTTTTGACAATGTTGTTATATGTTTTGACAAAGATAAGGCAGGAGAAGATGCTGCAAAAAAAGTAGCGACAATACTTAAGCCCGGAAAAGCAAAGATTGTTACGCTTCCGAATGGATACAAAGACCCTAATGATATGCTCAATAAAGGTAGACACCAAGAATTTACAAGAGCTTGGTGGGATGCACAAGTTTATACCCCAAGTGGAATTATACGAGTTGCTGATAAACAAAAAGAGTTTCTTAATCGTGAACAAAAACAAAGTGTTCCTTATCCTTGGGAGGGATTAAACAAAAAACTTCTTGGTCTCAGAGCAGGTGAGCTTGTAACTCTTACAGGTGGCACAGGACTTGGTAAGTCTAGTGTAACTCGTGAGCTAGAGCACTGGCTTATTAAACAGACAAACGATAATGTTGGTGTCATTGCTTTGGAAGAAGATTGGAAACGCACAGTTGATGGTATCCTTTCTATTGAGGCAAACGATAAACTATACATTGACAGTACTCGTAATAGTTATACAGAAAGTCAGTTGACAAATATGTTTGACCGAGTGTTTGCAAACGATAGAGTATTTATTCATGCTCACTTTGGTGCTAATGATATTGAAGAAATCTTTGCTAAACTACGCTACCTTATTGTGGGTTGTGATTGTAAGTGGGTGGTTGTAGACCATTTGCACATGCTTGTTAGTTCAATGCTAGATGGTGATGAACGTAAAGCAATTGATAGTATTATGCACCGATTACGTAGCATGGTAGAAGAAACAGGTGCAGGAATTATCCTTGTCTCTCATCTAAGAAGAGTAGAAGGAAACAAAGGACATGAGAATGGTATTACTGTAAGTCTCTCACATTTAAGAGGGTCTAATAGTATAGCTCAGTTATCTGATTGCGTGATTGCCCTCGAAAGAAATCAACAATCGGATGATGATTTAGAAGCTCGAACAACTAATCTTCGTGTGTTAAAATCTAGATACACAGGGGATGTTGGCAACGCTACATCTTTAGTGTATAATAAAGACACTGGGAGATTGAACGAGTATGAAGATTCAGAGTTATTACATGACAGTGATGCCATTCCATTTTAGGAGGTAATATGGAATTAGTATTTGACATTGAAGCTAATGGCTTTTTATTTGAAGCCGACACGATTTGGTGTATTGTAGCTATTGATGAGAATGATAAGGTTTATTCTTTTAGACCTGACCAAATAAAAGAAGGCATAAGTTTTTTACAATCAGCCAACAAATTAATCGGGCACAATATTATAGGATATGACATTCCTTTAATTAAAAAATTATATGATATTAATTTGTATGCTCCTGATAAAATTTTAGATACGCTAACAATTTCTAGACTTTCTAATCCTGTAAGAGAAGGAGGACATAGTATTGAAAAATGGGGCTATCGTTTAGGTGGAGTACAAAAACAAGTGCATGAAGACTGGACTCAGTTTTCTGAAGAAATGCTTACTCGTTGTATCAAAGATGTAAAAATAAATAAATCATTATTTAATTATTTAAAAAAAGAATGTGTTGGCTTTTCAAAAGATTCAATTTTATTAGAGCACGAAACAACAAATGTTTTACAGACACAATATGAAAATGGTTTTCTGTTTGATGAAAAAGAAGCAATGCTTTTATTGAGTAAACTAAATAAAAGAAAAAGCGAAGTTGAAAACGAAGTCCATGAGACTTTTAAACCTAAGTGGGTAGACGTTAAAAAAGTAATTCCTAAATTAAAGAAAGACGGTACTCTTTCTAAATCAGGATTAACAGAAATAGAATATAGTGAACGAGTAAAAACAAATGATGTGTCTGTGTTTATGAGAAAAGAATTAAAAGAATTTAATCTTGGCTCTCGACAACAGATAGGAGAATACTTAAAAGATTTTGGTTGGAAACCTAAGAATTTTACACCGACAGGTCAGCCAATAGTTGATGAATCAACTCTTAATAAAGTTAAACACATTAAAGAAGCAAGTTTAATTGCGGAATTTTTATTGCTACAAAAAAGAGCTGCTCAAGTTTCATCTTGGATTGATGCACTTCAAGACGATGGTAGAGTACATGGTTCTGTAATTTGCACAGGAGCTATTACAGGTCGTATGGCACACAGAAGCCCGAACATGGCTCAGGTTCCAGCTGTATATAGTCCTTACGGTAAAGAATGCCGAGCCTGTTGGACTGTACCAGATGGATATAAACTTGTAGGTGTAGATGCAAGTGGTTTAGAATTAAGAATGTTAGCACACTACATGGCTGACGAGGAGTATATAAATGAAATTATTAATGGAGACATTCACACAGCTAACCAAACGTTTGCTGGACTTAAATCAAGAGATGAGGCAAAAACTTTCATATATGCCCTCATTTACGGAGCAGGAGATGAAAAAATTGGAAGCATCATTAACGGAAGCAGAGCAGATGGTAAACTCTTGCGAGAACGCTTTCTTAGTAGTCTACCAACACTTGCAGCTCTTAAAACAAGAGTTGATATCGCAGCAGAAAAAAAATTCCTCAAAGGATTAGATGGTCGTAAGATATTTTTACGTCATAAACATGCAGCTTTAAATACTTTATTGCAAGGAGCAGGTGCTATCCTTATGAAAAAAGGATTAGTTATACTTGATAAAAGACTTAGACAATCAAATTTAGATTTTAAATTTGTTGGTAATATTCATGATGAGTGGCAGATTGAAGTACGAGCTTGTCAGGCTAATAGAGTTGGGCAACTTGCTGTTGAGAGTCTTATTGATGCTGGTAAATATTATAACCTTCGCTGTCCTATGGATGGTGAATACAAGATAGGAGAAAATTGGAGTGAAACCCACTAAAAAAGATAGAAAAAAGTTTGACATTGACCTAGAATATGGTACAATACGTGAAGAAAAAATAGCTGAAATGCTAACTAATAAAAAAATAGAAGTTAAATCTGAAAAAGATTTATGGCAAAAGTCTGGAAATATATGTATTGAATATGAGTCATGGGGTAAGCCCTCGGGAATTAGAGCAACCGAATCTGATTACTGGTTTCATAATCTTTGCGTAGGAGACAATGAATTTTGCACTCTTGTTTTTAAAACAGATGTTCTTAGAACTATTGTAGATAAACTTGACACGTTTAAAACTGTGAGTGGTGGTGACCACAAAGCAAGTAGAATGTTTCTTGTAAATTTACAGAAACTATTTTCATCAGATGTAATTAAAGCCTTTAAGGAGGCAGACAATGAAAAAGAAACTAAATAATTTAGTCGAAGATATATACAGTGTACTTAATTCCTTAACCGAAGGAAACGAATTAAATATTTCAGAAGAAATGTTTGAAGAGTTTGGTAAAGATATGACGGATGCGTTAAGACACTGGGCTACACCACAAAATGTAGAAGGTAAACCTGTTTTACGTATGTCTAATATCGGTAGACCTGAACGAAGACTTTGGTTTGATACTCACATTCAAGCTGATACGACAGAAAAATTACAACCAAGCACTCAAATTAAATTTTTGTATGGGCATTTACTGGAAGTATTAATTTTGTTCTTTGTTAAACTATCAGGACATAAACTTACTGCACAACAAAAAGAAATAACTGTTAGTGGCATCAAAGGACACATGGATTGTATGATAGATGGCGAAGTTGTTGATGTTAAAACTGCTTCGGGGTATGCATTTAAAAAGTTTAAAGAAGGAACACTAGCAGAAGACGATGCGTTTGGATATCTTTCACAGTTAGCAGGGTACGAAGCTGCCGAAAAAACTAATGAGGGTGGCTTTCTTGTTATGAACAAAGAAACAGGTGAGCTAACAATGTTTATCCCTGATGATATGGACAAGCCTAATATTAAATCTAAAATTAAAAACGTAAAAAATATTATTGCTTCGGACTCACCTCCAGATTTTTGTTATGCACCAATCCCCGAGGGGAAAGCAGGTAATATGAAAGTTGCAAGAGGGTGTTCATGGTGTCCTCATAAGTTTGAGTGTCACAAAGATGCAAATGAAGGGCAGGGTTTACGTGTGTTTAATTATGCAAAAGGACCTGTATATTTTACAAAAATTGTTAGTGAACCTAACGTAGAGGAAGTTATATGAACGGAAGAAAATCTAAAATGATAAGAAAAAAATCAATTCAGTTTGTTGTTGACTGGTTAAAAACCATGTTAAATGACGAAGAAAAAAGTAAAGTTTCAATTAAAAATTATAAAAATTATTTACCAAATGAAACTCATATATTTTCAAATAGAACTTTACTCGTGTCTTCGTACACACCTAGGTGGTTTGGGAAGTTAATTAAAAAGAAATTAAAAACAAAACCTCTTGACAAAATTAAATATTCGGATATACTATAGTGGTTGGTTTTAGAAAACCACGAGTTGTTAGACCTAAAGAAAAAAATATTCCTAAAGGATATGATTCTAAATGGGAACACACATTACATTCTACAGTTTTACAAACGTGGAATCATCACTCAAATAAAGTACCTTATGTAGTTGAGCATAATTATGAGCCTGACTTTGTAAAAATTATAAATAATAAAGAATATTTATTAGAAGCTAAGGGTAGATTTTGGGATTATCAAGAATATAATAAATATGTTTGGATAAGAAAAGCTTTAAATCCAACACAAGAATTAGTGTTTTTATTTTTAAGTCCTTATGCACCAATGCCCCAAGCTAAAAAAAGAAAGGATGGAACAAAACGTACCCATGCTGAATGGGCTGAAAAAAATAATTTTACATGGTATAGTGAAGATACTTTACCAAAGGAGTGGAGAACAGATGAGTTATAAATTTAATGAAGACAATCTATTACAAGAACTTAAAGAATACATTGATGCTACATACAGTCAGCATTATGCATCCGATAAATATCAGGCTACCGATGTTATTATTGATTCGGGACATGGTGAGGGTTTTAGTCTTGGTAATATTATGAAGTACGCTAAACGCTATGGAAATAAAGAAGGAAAGAACAGAAAAGACTTGCTTAAAATATTACACTATGCTATAATAATGCTTTACGTACATGACAAGGAGAACACGTAATGGTCGAAGATAAAGTGGGTATCAAGGAATATCTTGGTATAAAAATTAATTACAGTAATGAAAAACTATTAGATAAGTTTAGTCTTGATACACTGAAAGACAGATACTTATGGGAGAAGCGTAATAAAGATGGTGAAATTGAAGTCAAAGAAACACATGCACAAGAAGCATTCGCAAGAGCAGCCGTCTTTGGAGCAACCTACAAGGGTAACACAGATTTTGAATTGGCTCAAAGACTTTACCACTACAGTTCCTCCTGTTGGTTCATGTTTAGCACTCCTATACTTAGCAACGGGGGAACCAGTCGTGGGCTTCCTATTAGCTGTTTTCTCAATTATGTACCTGATAGTCGGGATGGGCTATCTGCTCATTATAACGAGAATATTTGGTTGGCGTCTTCAGGTGGAGGTATTGGTGGATATTGGGGAGATATTAGGAGTAATGGTATTTCTACTACTCACGGTAGTAAGTCTACTGGGTCAATCCCCTTTATGCATGTCGTAGATTCTCAGATGTTAGCCTTTAATCAAGGCACTACAAGACGTGGTTCTTATGCTGCGTACATGGACATATCTCATCCAGAGATTGAAGAGTTTATTAACATGCGTAAAGAATCCGGTGGTGATATCAATCGTAAGAATCTTAATCTTCATAACGGTATCAACATTACCAATGAGTTTTTAAAAGCTGTTGAAGAAGATGCAGACTTTAGATTGATTGACCCTAAGACTAACGAGCCTACTAAGATTGTTAATGCTAGAGACTTATGGTGGCAAATCATTAATGCTAGAGCAGAGACAGGTGAGCCTTATATGATTAACATTGATAGATGTAACGAAGCTTTACCAAAAGAACAAAAAGATTTAGGACTAGAAATCAAACAGAGCAATCTTTGTTCTGAGATTACTTTACCTACTAACGAAGAACGAACAGCAGTTTGTTGTTTGTCTTCAGTAAACTTAGAATACTTTGATGATTGGAGTGAGAACCCCCTGTTCATTGAAGATTTAATTACCATGCTTGATAACGTTCTTCAACATTATATTGATAACGCTGTCGACACAAATAACTTAGGAGAGTATAATGCAAACTTTAAAAGATTTCAAAAACATATTAAGCCGGGCAAAGAAGGGTTTCTTAAGTCTGCCTACTCGGCTTATCGAGAAAGGTCGTTGGGTCTTGGTGCGATGGGATTCCATTCGTATCTGCAATCACGCAACATTCCTTTTGAAGGTATCTTCGCTACGGGCTTCAACTATAAAGCTTTTAAACACATTAAAATACAGGCACTTAGAGCTTCTGAAAATTTGGCTGACCAACGTGGGGAAGCACCTGATGTCAACGGTAGTGGCAGGAGGAATGCTCATCTTCTCGCTGTTGCTCCTAATGCTTCTTCTAGTATTATTTGTGGTGGGACATCTCCTTCGATTGAGCCATATCGTGCTAACGTTTATACGCACAAGACTCTCTCAGGTTCTTTCCAAGTTAAAAACAAATACTTAGAAGAGGTATTAAAAGATAAAGGATTAAAGAAAGAAGAGTTGGCTGCACTGTGGAAAGACATTGCAGGTAAAGATGGTTCAGTTCAGCATCTAGATATATTAACAGATGAAGAAAAAGAAATCTTTAAAACTGCTAATGAGATAGACCAGATATGGATTATAGAACACGCTTCTAAACGACAAGAGTTTATTTGTCAAGCACAGTCAGTTAATCTTTTCTTTACACTTCCTAAAGCTACAGAGCCACAGGAAGTGCACGATGAGTACATGCAGTACGTCAATGATGTACACTGGTATGGTATGAACAAACTTAAATCTCTGTACTACTTTAGGTCTAATGCTGCTCGTAGTGTAGAAAATGTTAACATTAAAGTTCAGCGTATTAAATTAGATGATGCTGAATGTATTGCCTGTGAAGGCTAGGAATAATTATGAGTTTATTAGATACAAGAGATTACTACAAACCTTTTGACAATCCGTGGATGTTTGACTACTACGTGTTGCAAAACCAAATGCACTGGATGCCGGAGTCAGTACCGTTACACACCGATGTAAAAGATTGGCAAGAGTTAGATTCAAAAGAAAAGAATTTACTAACACAAATCTTTAGATTGTTTACTCAATCTGATGTAGATGTTGGTGCAGGTTACGTTGATAGATACATGCGTATCTTTAGAAAGCCTGAAGCTAGAATGATGATGGCTTCGTTTGCAAACATGGAGTCTATCCATCAACATGCTTACAGCTTACTACTTGATACAGTTGGTATGCCTGAGATAGAGTACAAAGCTTTTTCAGAGTATGAAGAAATGGCTGATAAACACGAGTATGTTCATAACATCAAGACCATCAAGAAAGATAAGAAGAGTATTGCAAAAACTTTA